TTAGAATATTTCAGTAACGGACATCTGCAAAGAGTTAATCTTACTGGTAAAGATCTTCTAGGTTCTGATAAAAAATACTACGAATGTAAAAAAGTTACATTCAAGAATAAGGGTGGAATGTCTGTCAGGAATGTAATTGTTAAAAATGGCAGAGGAAACTCAGATCAAGAATTTAAACCTGCTGACTATTACATCTTTGTAGAACCTCTAAAGAGAAAAGCATGTTGCGTCCCTGGCAAGATGCTCTACAATATTCGACAGACCAAGACAGATGTGAAAGCGCACTGCAACCCTGAAGCAAAACATTTTTTCATGTTTGAAAATGATCTTAAGGGCAAAGAACTTCCATTCAGTTACAGGGACTTCTTTGAAGAAGACGACAAGCATCTGTATGATTACATTAAAAGCTTCTCTTAATTATGAAATCTTTGAAAACTCCTCTTCGTTATCCTGGCGGTAAGTCCCGCGCATGTACACGTATGGCACCATACTTTCCTGATCTTCGGGAGTATGATGAATTTCGCGAACCATTTCTTGGTGGTGGTAGTGTTGCTATCTACATGACCAAGAAATATCCCCATCTTAAGATCTGGGTCAATGATCTTTATGAACCTCTTTATAACTTCTGGATTCAACTTCGTGATCGTGGTGATGACATGAAGTATAAACTTCAAGAACTTAAATCAAGGTATCCAGATCAAGGATCTGCTAGAGGACTTTTTTTGGAGTCGAAAGATTATCTCAACAAAAAAGATGGAGATCTTTTTTGGAAAGCAGTTAGTTTCTATGTTGTTAATAAGTGCAGTTTTTCTGGTCTGAGTGAAAGTTCTTCATTCTCAAAGCAGGCATCTGATAGTAATTTTTCGATGCGTGGTATTGAAAAACTCCCAGAGTATTCAATGATTATCAAAGATTGGCACATCACCAATGTTCATTATGATAATCTTCTTGATGAAAATTCTGAGCGTAGGGCATTTCTTTACCTAGATCCTCCATACGATATCAAAGATAATCTGTATGGAAAGCAAGGAAACATGCATAAAAGATTTGATCACGATACTTTTGCCTTGGATTGTGATGGATGTTCTTTAGATTCTATGATCAGTTATAACTCTGATCAGTTGGTTAAAAATAGATTCACTCGATGGAAAGCGGCAGAGTTTGATCTCACATATACCATGAGATCAGTTGGAGAATATATGCGTGATCAAAAAGAACGTAAAGAACTTGTTTTGATGAATTATGAAAATAGAAGTAAAGTTATTTAAGGCAGGCACGGTATTCACCGAAGAAGTTATTGCAAGAGATTATCAGGATGCTAGAAAGGTCGCACTTGCAAGAAATCCTGGATCCACAGTAGTTAGTGTTACTGCTATCTTCAAATGAGACGATTCTGGCGATTATGGTCTAAGGCACTTGGTCAGAAAGAAGGACGCACAGATAGAGAAGCAAATGCAGTTTCTCTAATACGAACATTCATGTTTCTTAGTTATTTTGTCACAAACTGTTTTATTATTTCTGGAGTGATCAGACATTGGAACTGAAAGATTGGTTGAATTCTATTAATCAAACAAAGAAACATCTGATTGATGAAGATCCTTCTGTAGAGAAGGAATATCCTCCTTACATCATCAATAGATGTTTCTCTGGGCATATTGATACGATCATGTATGCCAATGAAATAAATCAGTATCACTTTTTAGATAAAAAGTTGCAATATGATTTTCTTATAAATATTGTGAGGAAAAAGAAGAGATTTTCTCCCTGGATCCGACAAGATAAGATCAAAGATCTTGATTATGTCAAACGATACTATGGTTATAGTAATGAGAAGGCAAAACAAGCTTTGAAAATTCTTACAGAAGAACAACTTAATTTTATTAAATCGAAATTTGATACTGGAGGAAGAAGATGAGTGTCGTTCAAGAACCAGAGGTTAAATGGTCCCCTGAACAAATGGTAGAAGTGGTTCTAAATGAACCTGATGATTTTTTGAAAGTTCGTGAAACATTGACTCGTATCGGTGTTGCATCTAGGAAAGAAAAGAAAATCTATCAGTCCTGCCATATTTTGCATAAGCAAGGTAGATATTACTTAGTTCATTTTAAAGAGTTATTTGCTTTAGATGGTAAATATGCGAATCTGACAATCAATGATGTTCAGAGACGTAATAGGATTGCCCAACTTCTTGCTGATTGGGGTCTCATTGGCATTGTAGATGTCGATAAAATTATTGATATTGCACCACTTAATCAGATTAAGGTTTTAGCGTATAAAGATAAATCAGATTGGATACTGGAGACAAAATACAATATCGGATCTAAAAAGAAAAAAACTGACGTAGAAGAGACAGTTTCTTAATAAAAAAGAAGGGTTGCAACCCTTCTTTTTTTATGGTAGCATGGGGTGGATACAATAATTTTTATGGTACGCGATCTAACGAATATTCCACCAGGTCAGACCCGCTGTAGTGTCTGTGATGTGATGAAGGAGAACACTGAGTTCACGTTTTATAAGAATCGTCACACTGACAACGGTTATCGTTTGATGACTAATACAAACTGTGTTTCTTGTCAAAAAGAAAAGAGTAAAGAAAGGAACGCAATCAGAAAAAAATTTAAAAATATTAAACCTCCCTTCTTCGGTGAAGTATGTGATTGCTGCAAAAAACCAGTGTATCGAAACTGGCAATTGGATCACTGCCATGAAACTGGAGAGTTTCGTGGGTGGTTGTGTAAGCAGTGTAATACGGGTCTAGGTAACCTTGGAGACAATCTAGAGTCCCTTACCCTTGCTGTAGAATACTTAGAACGATCAAAGAAAAATGAAAATCCCGGTCAACTCAATAATTTGTCAAGACAACGTATCCTTCTTGAAAACGCTTCCTGATCAATGTGTTGATATGGTGGTTACGTCCCCTCCATATGACAATTTACGGGACTATAACGGATATGACCTTGATCTTCATGGTCTTGGGGTAGAACTCCTCAGAGTCCTCAAAGACGGCGGTATATGCATCATGGTGATCCAGGATGCTACTAGGGATGGAGCGAAGACCCTAACGTCTTTCAGGACTATCGTTGACTGGTGTGACAACATCGGATTCCGTCTCTTCGAAGGCAACATCTACAACAGGCAAGGAACTGAAGGTGCCTGGTGGAAGAAGAGGTTTAGGGTTGATCATGAGTACATGCCAATTTTTATAAAAGGTAAAAGACCTCAATACTTTGATAAAGAGAACATAAAGATTCCTTCCAAACATGCTAATAAAGTAATGACTGGTGCAAACATCAGAACAAAAAATGGAAGAACTGGTTCTAGAAAAGTAAAGATCAATCCTACTAAATGTCCTGGAACTGTTATGACATTTGGAAATACTTGTGGTGGTGAAAGTAAATTAAAAAGTCAACACCCTGCTGTATTTCCAAATATGCTTGCATATGACATGATTGAATGCTTTTGTCCTCCTGAAGGTCTTGTGCTTGATCCTTTTAATGGAAGTGGAACAACTACTCTTGCAGCAAAATCTCTAGGTAGAAATTACATTGGCATTGATGTCTCTGAGGACTATAATAGGATTGCGATTCAAAGATTGGAGGTTGAAACTATATACCGTAAAGTTTCTGTAGTGGAAACCGAAACGGACGTTTTCAAGATAGGAACATAAATAAAATTGGTTGCCTTCGGGGACCACACAATCAAATCTCGCTTTACAAAGGAGAAGTACAATGACTGATCTCATGAAGTTTAATGCTGCCAACATTAATCAACTGTTGGACCGTATAAATAAAAATTCTATTGGAATGGAAGATTACTTTGATAGAATTTTTACACAGTACGAAACCACTTCCAATTATCCACCATATAATTTAATTTCACTGACAAATGTAAAATCACTTTTAGAAATAGCACTTGCAGGATTTAGGAAAGAAGAAGTCAATGTCTACACAGAAGATGGTAAACTCTTTATTGAGGGCCAGAAAGAGGATAAAGAAACAGAAACTAACTATTTGCACAAAGGTTTGGCTCAACGGTCATTTACACGTTCGTGGACACTTAGCGAAGACACAGAAGTGGAATCGGTTACTTTTGAGGATGGGCTTTTAAGAATAACGCTAAGGAAAATTATTCCCGAACATCATGAACGTAGAGATTATCTTTAAATCCTAACCAATTTCTGCTGCGGTTGATACAGAAGTGTATCATAGTGATACAGTATAATATAGATAGTTATGTAAGATCAGGAGGACGACTTATGAACTTAACAGCCGCCACTCTTCTCATTGGAACCACAATGACTCTTTTTAGCAGTTGGACCCTCAGTAGTGTACTACCCTAATGGTCCACCCACAGTAGAAATTTTCCTAACAACTCCATAAATAAAACTGAATATCGTCGCCGCGAGGGGCAACTGGCAAAATCCAGTTGACGCCCCTCTTTTTTCTTGGTATAATGGATAGAGATTTTCTAGTTGCATGGCGATCAAAATACTATTACTCAAATCTGGGGAGCATTTAATTGCGGATGTATACGACAGAAAATTTGATGGACGATTTTTGGCATATCGTCTAAATAATCCTCGTCGTATTGTTGCGGAACAAGAAAACCTAGTTCTTCTTTCGGAAGAAGAAGATGAGAAAGTGGAGTCGGGAAAGATGAATATCATTCTTGAACCTTGGTGCATATTTACAAAGGATACGGAGATTGATGTTTATCCCGACTGGGTTGTTTATCTAGTAGATCCACTTCAA